GTAGTTTCCTCTACTGTTGGATTTTTATGATATCATCTTAATAACATTCCCATAATTTCACCTACTATTTTTTAAATGTTGCTTTTACAACTTTGGATTTATTAGTCAATGCTGCAATGTAATGTTCAGTTACTGTAATAACATTTGTACGTTTTAATACATCACGATCAGTTTCTACTAATGCATCACGTTTCATAAAAATTGTTACTGCTGGAAGTGCTGGAACACCATCTTCTGGTTCTGGTGTAACTTGTACAATAAAGTTAGTGAAATTGCCACCATTTTCTACGATTTTGCGAGATACAACAACATTACAGCCAGCGACTTTACCGATTACACCACTAGCCATTACATCGTTGCCGTATTTGTTTTTGTCGATGAAGTTAGGGTCTTTACGTAATGTCGCCTCTTGTGCTGGAGAGATAAACAAATATTTCACCACGCCTTCTTGTTCTTCATCGAATTTAGCAACCGCATCAACAATGCCATCGTAAGAGATTGCACTTGTAGAAGTAGAAGTAAGTGTAGCACCACTCAACGCAGCCAATACATCGTTATCAACTTTAGATGCAATAGCCATAGACAACTGTTGAGCAGCTGCACCAACTGGGTCACCCAAACCTGTAAGGATAGCTTTATCAGTCAATTCAACTGCTTTACCAGCCTCTTTGATTTTGTAATCATCGTGAGATGCAGTCATTTGTTCTGTATCCATCGGTGTACCTTCTGTAAGGTCTACTGCATCACCGATATAACCCCATACTGGTACTGTTACGCTTTCACCTGGTTGACCTACCAAAGTGTTATCAAATGTTGCAATTTGTGTGAATTTAATCGCTTTAGGCAATCCAGCGGACACCATATCAGCCATAACTTGCGGTTTAATCATATTGGTAGAAGTAGTAGTACCTGTTGCAAAGCATTGTAAATAAAATGCGAATTTTTGTTTGCTCATATTTTTATTCTCCTTTTGATAATTGGTTATAAAGTTCTTGATTTTCATCGTAAAGTTTCGAGCGTTCAGCATAGTTCATCTTGGCAAATTCCTTTGATGTAATCGTAGGTGTGCCATGCTTACCGCCCTCATTGCCAGCTGGTGTGCCTGTTGGTTTTGTATTTTCGCCAAATAAAAAAGGGTTCTCTTTCATGACCGCATCAAGTTGGTCTTTTAACCCTTTAATTTCGCCGTTTTCAATTTTTGCATCAGTTAGATCTAACAAAGCACGCACAGCCTTATTATTCTTAGATTTGACACCACTCAATGCCGTATTCACGATGTTATCGATTTCCATGCTTTTGATTTTCGCCTCGTATTCAGTGGTTCTTTTGTCTGAATCGGCTTTCAATGCATCGATTTGTTTCTTTAATTCATCATTGTTAGCATTAGCCTTTTGAAGGTTATCAATTTCACCACGTACCTTTAATAATTCCCCCTCTACCGATTTGAGTTTGTCATTTTTGGCGTTGAATTGGTCTTTAGATACGTAATTCTTGCCGTAATCTTCCACCACTTTGTCTGCTACTTCTTCACTCAAACCTAACTTCATTAATTCGTCTTTAGTCATATTGACCCCCTTATACAAATACCCATTTCGCTTTATTATCGTGAGCCACACCTCACAATTACGGTCTTGTTGTTTTACGCCTAACAATACTAAAACGGCAATTAAAAAAGCAGCCGTTAAGCTGCTTGTTAATCAATATATTGTTTTTCCCACTCTTCGTAGGTAATAGCACCATCAACATCGATACTTTTATCATCTTTATTTCTGCCTGTTCGTATTTCGCCCTCTAATCCCTCTATATAAGGGATAGTAGTAGAACGGCAATAGCAATGGAATGGCGGAACAGTAACACCAGTTTTAGCATCCACACGCCTAACAATCTTTCTGTCCATTCGCCTACAAATAGGCGATGTATGACTATCTAGCGTGGCTAGTATCTCCAACTTATCAACATCTAGCTCTGTCATGCTGTCAAGAAAACCCTGTTCATGTACTCGTGCTGTTTCTGTTTCTACTAGCCGTTTAGCGTTGCTGTACGATGTTTTCATTCGCTTACTTAGGTTATCTGCCATAGTGTCAGCACCTTGACCAATCATCAACGCTTGCGTGAAATCATTCTGTAAGCTAGTTATTAGCTTGACCTTGTCATTCCATATACGGCCGCTGAAGTCTTGGCCATCATTTGCCCATTGGCTATTTACAACACTATCTACACGCTTACCATCAATGCTATTAATCATTGAGTACGAGCCTCGTTGCGTTTGTGCAGTATATGCACTCTTATATACTGATGATCTATACACATCATCAAGCATATTCTTAACCGATACATTTTGACTATGGGCCATGACTTCTATTTCATGCACCATATTAATATATAGCATCTGCTCACGGCTTAACCGCTCACGCATCGATGCATTGGATAGCATTTGTTGATGCTCCTTAGACATTCCGAATTGTTTCGCCTCATGTTCAAACTCTTTCAAATCCATCTTAAAGGCTTTCATTTCGTACTTATCAAGTAGCTTTCGTGCCTCTTGCAAGGTAATGCCGTTTTCATTGGCGAATCTACGATACCAATCATTAATAGCCTTCTCTATTCGCCTTAATGCTCGTGCATACTGCTGTTTGATTTCATCATCTGTAAGCGTTGCCTTTTGAAATGATTCATCTAGGATGCGTTCATATCGCTTTTGCCAGTAATCATTCGCCATGTTCCTCACCACCATTAGGGATTACAAAGTCAGGCATTAATTCAGCCTGTTCTTTCTTTAATCGCTCTAATTCCTCATTAGTGTTTAATGTCCATGGGTGATTAGATACGATTGTTTCGTTGGAGATGATACCTACACTATTACGGCAGTTGTTGATGATTTCACTTTCATTTACTGGTGTAAGTTTATTAAATATAAATTCCACATCATCAAGTGCATTACTACCTAGAATGTTATAGTACTGTCCGATAAACTCTATCATCTTCTCAAATGATGCTTGAAATTCTACTTCAAGTTGGTTACTATCCAAATCAATATCAGAGTACATGCTCATGATGTTCATCTGATTTGGGTTGTTGGCCATTCTATCGTCTTTTGCATCAAATCCACGGCCATTTTTTATAATCGCCGTTTTCAATGCATGGATAATGAATTGAAAGTTAGCTGTATTCACCTCAATATGCAAGGTTTCAACACCGCCATCACCATTTACAGTATTAATCTTGACCGCCCCATACTGTGCTAGCTTTTGTCTAAAGTCTGCCAGATCCGTGCCGTCATAGTTTTTCAATACTAGAATTGTATTCCGACTATCTTCCATCATGTTATCTGCAAGCATCGAATACATATCATTCAATGCATCCTGTAAGCACTTAACACGATTGATAATAGGTTGTTCTATATGATTGCCCTTGAAACAGATTAAAGGCACTTGGCCCCAATCATAGAACACGTTACCAGCATTAATATAGCGTTGCTCGTCTTTCTCTTGATTGATGTGCAAGTTTTGATTTTGATAGGTGTAATACTTTACTTTATCTTTTGTGTAAAACTCTACAAAGGTTACTGTCTGATTAGCACCGAGCGGAGTATACACTTCCATATCATACAGATATACAAATGCATCTAACTGTGTATGATCATCATCACGCCAAAAAGGAATAATGTTTTCAGGTTTTAATCGCTTGAAAGCAATATCGCCATTTGCATCAATATATGGATACAAATACCCTTTACCAGCTATCTGCGAATCACTGCACACGTTTAATAGCGTACGTTGAAATTTACGATTAAATATATCAGTGATGCGGTCATCTTCCGTCTTAATTTCAAGCGGTTTACCAAGCATATAATTGACTTTTTGGTCTACCAAATCATCTATCTGATTATCAACAATCTTGTAATTCGGTAAGTTTTCGAGTTCCATCAACTTGCCATTTTCAATAATGGTAGTCCGCTTTTTATTTAAAACATCATGCTCACCTTTGTAGTATCGTCTACCAGTCAGCATATCTTTTCTATCTTTGCTGCTTAAGAATTTTCGTATTTCACTTTGCAAGAATTCACGTTCGGAGATGCCACTATTCCCCTCTATGATTGCTTGCCACATTTCATTAGTTGTTAGCATTGTACCCCCTTACCAGCTAAATCTTGCACCATCCATAATTTCACGTAAGCCATAACGCACCGCATCAATAGTATGGTCATTGTGCTTAGGATAGCTAGAAATAAAATTACCATCTTTATCTTGTGCGAATTCGTAAGACATAAACTCACGATATGCGTTAGGGCAACGCTTTTTATCAATGTAAATCTTCGCCCTATCTGATAGCCACTTGATACTAAAATCACGGCTATCAGGCCCTTTGCGTACTGGATAGGCTCTTATACCTAATTCTGTGAATTCTGCTATTGATTTAGGTTCTGCACTATCACAATATACAGGCCTATCGCCTACTTTATCCTTGATGAGGTTCACGGCTTTCTTATTGGTTAATTTAGTGCCATACACCTCATCATAGATATAAATAGTATCGTGCTTTTCGTCATAGTTCATTTTCATATATACAAATGGGTCAGTCGCAAAACCAAAGTCAATGCCATGGAATACATTATCAAATGTATCTATCATTTCATCTGTGATGTCTAATTCTTCAACGTTAGGGAATACATCGCCACCTGTGCCTGTAACTTCGCCCATATACTCATGAGCGTACAGGTCAGGCCGTGCCTCTTTCAGTTTTTCCGCCTCGTTAATGAATTGTTGCCCTAACCATTCCACAGGCACCATAGTATAATCGCTTTTGATTACCAGTCTGTCTGCATCATCTGTTAATTGTTCTACGTTTACCCAATTATCACGGCTTTTAGGTGGGTTAAATGAATAAAAACACCAGTACTTATCACCACCACGTAATAAGGACTGGTTTATGTTACGTATTTCATTCATGCCAGCGAATTGGTCGAGTTCTTCAAACCATACTATACCAACATACCCAAATGGCAATTTAATTGATTTTACTTTTTGCGGATCATCAACACCTAGGAATAGTATCCGTTGCCCTGTTGGATTATAGATAATCTCTAATGGTGATTTCTTGAAAGTAAACCTATCAGATACACCTAACTTATCGATACACCACTCTATTTGAGCGTATACGGAGTTTTTCAACGTCTGCCCTACCTTACGCAAGACAACCGCATGACAATCTTTGTTATTCATCAAGGTGTCTACTACTTCAGTACCAGCAAATGACGATTTAGTACTACCACGGCCACCAGTTAACCAATAATGCGTGTGTCTGTGCCGTTTAATATCAGCACTTACCACGTCAAAATGTGGAATGATAACTTCCGTTAAGTCAACACGCTTTACATCGTTTTCTGTTGGTTGTTCACTTTCTGCAATGCCACCAGATACATTCAATATGAACTCGGCTGCTTTATTATCGCCATTGATTGCATTTACTACTTGCTTTAGTACAATGGCCGTCTGTGCGGTTATGTTTAACCCTTTAGCACTTGCAAGGCTTTGTATTTCCTCATCTATTTGGCCATCCTTTAAAGGCGTATCCAGTAATGCATTGGTTATTTCTCGCCATGTCTTTCTGGCTCTTTTAGTTTTGCCACTAGCAACACCACCGAGTGCGCTAAGCCGTTTATGTTCTTCTTTAGGCAACTTGCTTATGTTTCTTAGATTTTTTTTATTGCCAGTTGCTTTGTAATTAGCCACCCCATGTTACCTCCTTTCCGTGGTGTTACAGTGCTATATGGTTATAAATTACCTGTTTTGATAAAATTCGCTATCCTTGCTGCATGCTCATGAGTTGCTGGTCCATAATAACGCGGACTGTGTTTAAATGTTCCATCTGGTTGTAACTCTAACGCCGTTTTCTTTAGTCCATTTATAAAATACGTATTTGGCTTTTTCGCCCATTGCTTAACCTTGCCACTATCAATCAAACTTTGAGCAGATTTAGATATTTTTACCTTTTTGTTGCTTTTTAAAGTATTTTCCAAATTGGAAACTTTCATTTTCCACGCTCTTACAGTTGCTTTTGTGCGGTTGGTTGTTACTTTGCCACTATCCAGGTCTTTTAAATACGCTTTTACTTGTTTGATGTTTCTAGCTGTAATATTTAAATTGCCTTTATAGTCAAATAGACTACCTCTAGCGTTATCACGTTGTTTTTGACGTTCTATAACTTGTTTTTGTTTTTCTATCTTATCTTGCAAGCTCTTTAATCTAGCGTTTTCTTTATCCGCTCTATTTTTTTCTGCACGGCCTTGTGCTTTTTCAATGTGCCATACTTGGCCTTGTCTTGCCCTCATGTTGTTTACATGCTCATTGAACCTAGAATCAAACTCAGCTTGTAATGCTGCTAATTTCGCCTTGCTTTTCTTCGTGCCTTTGCTTTCTTCTCCGCTACCTGTTAGCGAATATCCTGCACCTCTACCACCCATGTACTCACCCTTTCATTTTGTCTGTTACTGCATTGCTGATATATGTTACATCACAATTGAATGTATACCCAATATCGCCGCCATATACGATTACGTTATGTGGTTTAACAATCTTCATGCATTCGTCCATACCTTGCACCCATATATCGAATGCATCTTTTGTTCTTTTAACGCCTATAGTTGATACCGCTATTGTTCCGCCTGTTGGCAATCCATCAAAAGCGAAATCATAGCTATCCGCACCAGCCCATGACACAGTAGGGATAACAGTACACCCATAATCTTGCATCATCTGACCGATTAAGCGACTTCTATATGTGTTCCATATCATCATCGCTATCGGCATGTTCATGTATAAGCTAAAATCAGGCGTTAATACACAATCATAATCTGCAAGCATGGTACAGTAATCTTCTGGACTGTTCCATACTCTCTCAAATTGATAATCATCAAGGAAGAAATGAACCCCTACGCCGTCTTGTGGCGGTGTGCTTTTACAGTAATTAAACCCCATTAATGACTTTGGCATATGTATCACCTTGTCTAGTGTAGGTATGTCATATATCCCTGTGCATCTGTTTTCATCAAAATCATACAAGTTATATGCATTAGCCGTCCGCTCACGCTCGTTTTCCTTTTGCGGTAGTTCTATTTCAACAGTATCTACTGGGTCAGCAATTTCAAATCCAAAGTCCGACATATCAAAATCAAATATTTCATTCATCTCTAACGACAAAATACCTTTATCCCATTTCGATATCTCGGATACTTTGTTATCCGCCAGCCTGTACGCTTTTATTTGTTGGTCTGTTAGATCATCAGCAATAATACAAGGTACTTCTTCAATACCTAATGCATGTGCTGCCTTGTATCTAGTATGACCGCATACAATTACATTGTTTCTATCAATGACAATTGGCACTTTAAACCCAAACTGTTCAATTGATTTGGCTACTAACGGAACGGCTTTATCATTCTTGCGTGCGTTCTTATCATATGGAATTAGTTCATGTATGCTTTTTGTTACAACTTCCATTATTTAAGAACCTCACCGCCTTTCCGTTTTAACTTGCCTTTATCCTTGCGACATATTCCGCAATGTGTCTTACAGGAATGCTTGGCTGTAATGTATGTTTGACACAATCCGTTGTATTCGATTACATCAGCAGTGCATATTCCGTATTTATCGTTGTTCAAGCAATGCTTTCTATCGCAATGTACCTGTGTCATTTTTGTCCTTTCTGATAAGTTTATACAAAAAATGAGATATATCCGTGGCGATATATCTCATTATGTGATAGTTTTATTCATTTATAGTGTAATGATTATTCAAAAATAATTGCACTCTCTAAACCGATACCGCTAGATATATTTCAGTTGTTTGGAGGCTCATGAAATCACGTATCTTTTATTGCATCATTGGAAAGGATGCGGTATCAGTTTACAAAGTGCAATATATGAGGTGCGGAGAACAGAAAGAGTATAGATTATGTATGACTGAAAAACAATTCGTGTATTTCTAAATCTTAACAAAATATAAAACCGCACCTCAA